ATAAAACTAAGACAATTTTTTGAATTATGATAGCAACACACAAAGAACTAAAATTTAAAGTTAAAGTAACTAGACTTAACAAAGACAAATTTACGGGTACAGTAATTGAAAGTAACACAATAGTATATCCACTTAATTATTATGGTACTTGCTTTGATAATAAACAGTTTAACTTTATAGAAGAAACAAGTGAAACGTACATTAAAGATTCAATAGTAGAAAGCGTTATTAATCAATTTAAAGAACGTTCAGAGGTTGGAATTAAGAAATACAACACAACACTAGATAGAACAGATTTAAGTACATTAGATTGGATAGAACACGCAAAACAAGAAGCAATGGATTTTATTTTGTACTTAGAAAAATTAAAATCACAATTTAATAACTTAAAAAATAGTTTATAGTTAATAAATATATTTAATTTAGCAACGTTATTAATTTAGCGTTGCTTTTTTTATGTATTAATTTTTAATCTATGGTTGAGAATATCGACAGAATATTGGAGTTATATAAGTCAAATAATTCAAAGCGAGAAGTGGCTCGTTTAATGTGTAAAGAACTAAATATTGAATTTAACGATAATGTTAGGCGAAATATTGCAAGGCTAATTAGTAGCAGAGTCGATCAAGGTATATTAGACGAATGTGATAAAGTAGGAATAGACCCCGAAAAAGTGAAGCATTATTGGTATAAAGGAAAAAACTACTCAATCAATGTTAAAGGAAGTGAAGATAAGTTTAACTATGAAGAGTTTAAAGATGACTTCATAAACTCAGTTAAAGAAATAAAACCTAACTACATTCTAATAAATCGAAACACTAGTAAACTAGATACTCATTGTTTATTTATAAATCCAGCGGATGTACATATTAATAAGTTATGTTCAGCATTTGAAACTGGAGAAGAGTATAATTCACAAATAGCAGTTAAACGTGTTAAAGATGGAGTTGCTAGTATTATAGAAAAGTCAAAAGGTTTTAATATTGATAAAATTATTTTAATAGTTGGTAATGATATATTAAACACCGATAACACTAAAAACCAAACGACTAAAGGCACTCAACAAGATACACACCTAAAATGGTTCGATGCTTTTATAATGGCTAAGCAGTTATACATAGATATAATTGAAACATTAGTATTAATAGCAGATTTAGAAATAGTTTATAACGTTTCAAACCATGATGAAATGAGTGGATTCTTTTTAATGGATTCACTTTATAGTTGGTTTAATGACCATCCTAATATGTATTTTAATAGAACACCATCAAGTAGAAAATACAGTGTTTATGGTAGCAATTTAATTGGAACAACTCACGGAGATACTGCAAAGATTAGTGATTTACCATTACTTATGTGCCACGAAGCAAGTGAAAATTGGCATAGATGTAAACACCGTTATTGGTTTACGCACCACGTACACCATAAAACAAGTAAAGATGTTATGAGTGTTCAACTAGAATCTTTACGCTCACCAAGTCCAGCAGATAGTTGGCATCATAAACAAGGTTATCAACATTCACCACTAGCTATTGAGGGTTTTATATTTCATAAATACTTCGGTCAGGTTGCACGATTAACAACAATTTTCTAAGATATGGCAAAAGTAATATTTGAATTTGATAAAATAGAAGAATCAGATGACATTAAAGACTGTTTAAATGGTTTTAAATGGCGAATGTTAGTTACTGAATTAGATAACTATTATAGAAACATATATAAACATTCAGACGATGAAAATGAGGTTGTACTAGCTGAAAAAATAAGAACTAAATTACATGAGTTACTTTATGAAAACGAATTATTTTTATAAAAAGTATTGTATTTAAAATAAATTATTATATTTGCATAACGAAGCGTAGGAAACTTCAAAAGACTTTATTTTAACAAACAAATAAGCTGAGTATAATTGGTAATCCTACGCACCAATTTACTCGGCTTTTTTAATTTAAAAGTTACTGGTTATCTAAAAACCTTTATTAAAATTATGGTAAGTTTAAAATTTCATGATAAACTTGAAGAAAAAGACTTTATAACAGTAAATGCAAATAAAGATGAGAACGATATAGTTTTAACTATGTATGATATAGACACAAAACGAAATTATTATCTATATTTAGATAAATCAACTGCTATTAAATTTAGCAAAGAACTACGTAAACAAATTGCTTTATTATATTAGTTATGAATATAGGTTGGATAAAATTACACCGACAATTCAAAGATTGGGAGTGGTATAATAAGTCTGAAATGGTACACTTATTTATTCATTGTTTAATTAAATCTAATTTTAAAGAGGGTAACTTTCAAGGTATACCAGTTGAAAAAGGTTCGTTTATTACTTCTTTAAAACACTTATCAGATGAAACAAATATTTCAATTCAGACAATTAGGACTTGTTTAAAAAAGTTGCAGTTGACAAAAGAAATTGATGTAAAATCAACAAACAAACTAACAAAGATAACTATTTGTAAATATGATAGTTATCAGTTTGAAAGTGATGAAGCTAACAAACAACTAACAAACAATCAACAAACAACTAACAAACAACTAACAACAATAGAAGAAAGAAAAGAAAGTAAAGAAGAAAAAGAAGATATACACCCGCTTTGTTCTTGGATTGAAAAAGATTTAAAAAGTGTTTATTCATTAAAAAATAAATTAACTAATGAACAAGCTGAAAAACTATTAAATGAATTTACTAGAGAATCTATTAGGGAAATATTAGAATCTATGGAAAATAAAAAAGATTTAAGTAAAAATTATTCTTCTGTTAATTTAACCATTAGAAACTGGATAAGAACACGACAAAAAACAGATTCAAATTTTGGCATTAAAAAAGAAAATAATATACCTGATAATTTAACAGAGTACGAAAAGTATATGATTAAATCAACTGGTTTAACTTACGAACAACTTAAAGGATGATATTAGCAAAAGGAAGTATTACCGATTACGTTAACAAGGTTAAAAGCGGTAAGATAAAACAAGGTTTAGGATTAAACAATGATTTTGTAGATGAGTACATTCGTTACAAACAAGGACAAATGAATATGATTCTAGGATTTGATAACGTAGGTAAGTCTTATTGGTTTCAATGGTATGCTTTAGCAGTTTCAAGCCACCACGATATTAAATGGACTATATGGATGGGAGAAGATGAAGTAGGCGAAACAATGATTAATTTAATTCAAATGTATTCTGGTAAGAGATTAAACGAAATGGATGAAAGAGAATTACAACGAAACATTATTAAAATTGAATATTGGTTTTCATTTGTTGACCCTAGTAAAATTTACACACCTAGTGAACTATTAACGATATTTAAAGAAAGTGATTCAGATGCTTTTTTTATTGACCCTTACACTGGTTTAAAACGTGGTTATGGTTTTAGTGATAACTATGATTTTTTAAATGAGGTTAGACAATTTTGCAACGATAAGAATAAAACTGTTTATATATCTTTGCACCCAAGTACAGAGAGTGGACGTAATACAGGATTACACGCAAAAGGTCATATGTTTGAGGGTTATATTAAACCACCAAAGAAAGCAGATGCAGAGGGAGGTCAATCATTCGCAAATAGAGCAGACGATTTTTATATAATTCACAGATACAATTCACACCCTACACTTTCAACTACTACACAAGTACACGTTGTAAAGAACAAAAGAAATAGAACTGGAGGGAAACCAACTTTAAAAGATAATCCAGTTATGCTAGAATTTAATAACGGTTTTGGATTTACTTGTAATGGAATTGAATGTATAGCAAGAAAGAGTTTAGTAACAAAAGAAGAAATAAAACCACTTTCAAGTGCTATGAGTGATTTTGATAAGCTTTTGAAATATGTTAAACCTGATGACGCCCCTTTCTGATGACACAAATAGAAATTAACTTAAATATTGTAAATTTACGAAGTTTACAAGCTACTTTAAAAATAATGTATTTAACGGCATTAAAAAAAGATAGTCAAGGTAATTATACTAAATTACTAGAAAGTTCTTTAAATGACATAAAAAACGCTTTAAATTGCATTATAGAGTTAGAGAAAGTATTAAGAAGTAACGAAACATTAATTTCAAGCTATCAAATAGCATTAATGAGAGTAGATAAACAACTAGAAGAAGCAAAACAAGAAAACAAAAATTTAATAGAATTGTTATGATAAACAACGAAGTAAAACAAAGAGTAAAATATATTCTAGAAGTAAATAAAGATGCTAGAGATTGTGATAGATTATTAATTGCTTCAATATGGGAAGATGATGTATATTTTATAGATGGTTGTTCAGCATCAGATATGCTTGATTTTTTAGTTGATGGAACATTGACAAGTACAGAAACTATTAGAAGATGTCGCCAACGCTTACAAGAGGAAAACGAACATTTAAGAGGTTTAAAATACAAAGTAAGACAAAAACTAGGTGAAGAAGTTAGAAACACAATAAGCAAATAAGATGGCAACACCAAAACAAATAACAAAGTATAAAACACTACTTCACAAACTATTTAGCGAATGGGTAAGTATTGGATATAAAAACGGTATAGATGAACTAGATTCTATTTTAAAAAGTAATGCTAATTTAGATACAGAAATAAGTTGTAAGTTATACACTCACGAAGAAATGGAAGCATTGATTTGTGAAACTGAGGTATTATGTGTTGACTTTGGAATAGAGATAGTAAACCAAAACTTTAGAATAGATGATTAAATTTAAAGTATTAAACTTATATGCTTGTTTAGGAGGTAATCGATACAAGTGGGATGAAGTAGCAAGAGATGCAGGAATTGAAATCGAAGTAACTTCTGTTGAATGGGATGAAGAACTAGCAAAATTATATCAAGAAAGATTCCCAAATGACAACGTTATAGTTGCAGATGCACACCAATACTTATTAGACCATTATAAAGAGTTTGATTTTATATGGTCAAGTCCTCCATGCCCTACTCATTCAAGAGCAAGGTTTGCAGTTGCTAATAATTACGAAACAAATACGGAAGCAGTTTACCCTGAAATGGCTTTATATCAAGAAATATTATTTTTGCAACATTATTTTAAAGGTAAATATGTAATAGAAAATGTAATACCATATTATGAGCCATTAATCCAGGCACAAAAAAGAGGCAGACATTTATATTGGACAAACTTTAATTTACCAAATGAATTAAATGAAAGAAAAATACAAATAGGAGCAGGCAAAGATGAAGTAAATAAACTCTGTAAATTTCATGATTACGATTTTAGAAAATACAAAGGAGAGCAAAGAACAGATAAAATAGCACGTAACCTAGTAGACTATGAAGCAGGTAGAACTATATTTGAAACTGCTTTAGGAATAATTAAAAAGAAAGATATTAAACAAACTTCAATATTTGATTATGAGATGTAAAAACTGTCGAGAAAAGTTTATACCAAAGTATATGCTACAAAAATACTGCATGATAAACAATGAATGTATAAAACACTTTGCAGAACAAACAAAGTTGAAAGCATGGAACGAAAAGAAAAAGAAAGTTAAAGAAGATTTATTAACTGTTCAAGACTATTTAAAACTAGCTCAACAAGTATTTAATAAATATATTAGATACCGTGATAAAGGAAAAAATTGTATAAGTTGTGATAAGAAAGCATTAAAAGAGAATGCAGGACATATGTATTCAGCTGGTGGACATTTTAATGTTAGATTTGATGAAAACAACGTACATTTACAATGTGAATACTGCAATACATTCTTACATGGTAATCTTTTAAAGTATCGTGAAAACCTAGTTAAAAAAATAGGCTATGAAGCATTTGAAAAATTAACAGTTGATTCACAACTAACAAGAAAATTTACAGTAGACGAACTTAAACAAATAATAGAGAAGTATAAACAAAAGATAAAAGAATATGAAAAACAAATGTAAAAAATGTAAAAAAGAATTTGAAGCAAGTACAAAAATAGCTTACTGTTCAAAAAATTGTGCTTATAATATAAAAAAATAATTATATTTGCGTATGGAGAATAGAGAACTTCTTAAACAAATATTACAACTACCATTGCGTAAATGGGTAATAACGAAATATGGGACGTTTCAAGACTTTCATAAATCATGTATGCTAATGTATGATGAGTCAGAATATACTAAAGAACTCTATTTGCATATTTTAAAGTTCTACAAAGATTTTAAAACAAAGAAATGAAACTAAGTAAGCAACTACCAAAGAAAGTAAGACGTTTAATGTATGGAATGTATATTAAAGGGGCAAATAAAGCAATGTTGTTTGAACAATTTATTCAATTATTTTGGTAAATCAGATTAACATACTAGCAAGTAGCCACAAGCAATGGGTTGCAATAGTGGAAAACTTTGGAGAGCATACATTCTCAGAAGACATTGTACAAGAAATGTACTTAAAAGTTCTTAGAAATAACCATTTAGACAAATGTATAGTAAACGGTAAAGTAAATAGAAGTTATGTTTATATGATACTACGTACTTTACATGGAGATTTTGATAGATACAAGAAGAAACTAATCAAAAAAAAGATGTCAATTGATGAATGTAGATTCTTAACAAACGAAGAAAGTACAAATGAAGAACAAGAAGCATACGAAAACATTACAAGGTTAATTGAAGAGGAGAGTTTAACATGGGATGCATTCGACAAACTAACTTTTGATATTTACACACAAAAGAAATTAAGCATAAGAAAGATTGCTGATAAGTCAAACATTCATTACATGACTATATTTACAACGTTAAAGAGATGTAAACAGAAGTTAAGAAAGAATGTAGGCGAAAGCTACGAAGATTACTTAAACAAGGATTTTGAACTAATATAAAACAAATGGCAAAGAGAGTAAGAAGAACAAAAGCAGAAATAGAAGCATCAAAAGGTTTAGGAGACACTATTGATAAGATAACAACTGCAACTGGAATAAAAGCATTAGTAAAGTTTATTGCTGGAGATGATTGCGGATGTGATGAACGTAAAGAGAAACTAAATAAATTATTTCCTTACAAAAAATTAAGTTGCTTAGTAGAAGACGAATACAACTACTTAACAAACTTTTTTAAGGTAACACATAGAGAAGCAATTAAACCAAGTGAACAAATTGAACTATTAACAATTTACAATAGAGTATTTGGAACAAACGAAGAACCAACTCAATGCGGTTCATGTTGGAGAGAATACATTAACAACTTACAAAAAGTATATAACGAATATGAAAACTAAACTATTAATATTTATTTCACTAATTGCATTAAGCTGCAAAAAAGATGAGATTAAACAAAGCACTCCATCAACTTGCAACTGTTACGAAAGACATGAGCAACAAGATTTTATACAAGGTACATTAAAAATGAGTTGGGTATTTAAATACAACACAACAACTCAGCCAGACCTATGTAGTAAACAAACTGGTGAATGGGTGTACAGTGGAAACGTTAACCAATATAGATACAAGGTGATATGTCAATAGAAGTCGAAAGATTTAGAATAGTTAAAACAATAGTAGAATCAGAAAAATCAACTGATACTTATTACAGTTTAGAGTACTTAAAAAGATTTACTACGGGTTTTCTATGGTGGAAAAAACAAAAAGAAGTTTGGGACATTGTTGGAGATAATGATACTCAATGGTATTTTAATTCATTACAAGAATTAGAAAAAACACATAAATATATATACTTTACAGATATTAATACTATAAGAATAATTACAAGAACATGGGAGTAGAAGTAGAGAGAGTATTCAAGAAGCTAATTAAAAAGATTCCACAAGACCAAAAGAATAAAGAATTTTATTTACTATGTTTTGGTTTAGCATTCTACAATAAGGAAAAGTACAAGGGTTATAAAGTCTTTAACATAGAAAGCGAAAGGGATGAAGTAACAATAATATCAAAGGATGACTTTGTAAGAATGTTTACAGAAGATATACCAGAAGCTAATGTCGTTAATTGAACTAATAGAGAGAGAAAGAGAAAGACACTCTTTACAAGGCTTTAAATTAAAAAGAGTACAAGCATCAACAATACATGAAAAAGATTCACAAATAGTTATAGACAAATATAATTGTGAAGTGTATTTTAATTTAAAGTATAAAGATGATTTTGTAGTAACAGTTTGGAATAAATAAATTGAATAATCAAGAGGTTTCAAAATGAAAACACACGGAGGTAAAAGAGAGGGTGCAGGTCGTAAACCAATTACAGAAGAAGTAAAAGGTTTTACATTAGCGTTACCACACGTTGAAGATGCTTTTAGAGTTATTGCTGAAATAATGCTAGATGAAACTAAAAGACCAACAGATAGAATTGCAAGTGCAAAAATATTAATTGAATACGGTTGTGGTAAACCAAAAGAAACAGTAGACAATACTATAACTTTAAACGATATTAACTTAAAAGAACTTGTTAACTTTAAATAAAAAGTACATCCCATTATTTGCAAGTGATTCTCGATACTATGTTGTAACTGGTGGTCGTGGTAGTGGTAAATCATTTGGTATAACAGTATTTTTAGAGCTTCTAACGTACGAAGTCGGACACGTTATATTATTTACTAGATATACTTTAACGTCTGCTCACGTTTCTATTATTCCTGAGTTTATAGAAAAGATTGAATTGGCAGGATTACAAAACGATTTCTACATAACAAAGGATGAAATTATAAATTTAAAGACTGGTTCAAAGATATTGTTTAGAGGTATTAAAACAAGTAGCGGTAATCAAACGGCTAATCTTAAATCTTTATCAGGTGTTACAACGTGGGTGCTAGATGAAGCAGAGGAGTTAACAGACGAAGATATATTTGATAAGATTGATTTATCTATTCGTAGTCAGATAAAACAGAATAGAGTAATTCTAGTATTAAATCCAGCAACAAAAGAGCATTTCATCTATCAAAAGTTTTTTGAAGCAAAAGGAGTTGAAGCTGGAAGCAATATTGAAAAAGGCGATACAACGTTTATACATACAACTTATGAGGATAATATAGAAAACCTTAGTGAAAGTTTCTTAAATCAAATAAAAGACGTACAGAAACGAAGACCAGAGAAGTATAAGCATACTATTTTAGGAGGTTGGTTAGATAAAGCAGAGGGTGTAATCTTTAACAATTGGAAAGTAGGCGAGTTTATAGAAGTAAGTCCAAGTATATTTGGTCAAGATTTTGGATTTAGCAATGACCCTACAACTTTAATTGAAACTTCAATAGATAGTGCAAATAAAATTATCTATGTAAAACTACATATTTATCAAACACACTTAACTACTTCACAAGTTTACGAACTTAACAAAACATTTGCTAACGATTCACTTATAATTGCTGATTGTGCAGAGCCTAGATTAATAAACGAATTACAAGAACGAGGATTGAATATTGAACCAGCAGTTAAAGGTGCTGATTCTGTACGTTATGGTATTGCACTATTACAAGATTACGACATGATAATAGATGAAAGTAGTATAGAGTTAATTAAAGAGTTAAATAATTATTGTTGGTTAGAGAAGAAATCAGAAACTCCGATAGATAAATATAATCACGCACTAGATGCTTTACGTTATGCAGTAACTTATCAGATAAACGAAAACCAAAATAACTTACCATTCATTCGATAATACAAATAATAAAAATAAACGTTTTAATATTATGAAATTAGAGTTAATTATACCCGAAAGTCTTAATGAAGTTCCTTTGATGCACTATCAACAGTTTGTAGATGATGTAAAAGGTAGTGAAGACGAAGATTACATAGGGCAAAAATTAGTCGAAAGGTTTTGTGGAATACAATTAAAAGATATAGTTACAATTAAACAAAAGGACATACTTAATTTAACTAATCATTTTAACGAACTATTCAAGAAAAAGAATGAGTTTAAAACTAGATTCAAGATACAAGGAGTTGAATTTGGATTTATAACCGATTTAGAGAACATTACAAGTGGCGAATACATAGATTTAGAAAAATACTTACAAGACGTTCAAACGCTTCATAAGGCTATGGCAGTAATGTATAGACCAATAGTTAAAGAGAAAGGCGATAAATACGAAATAGAACCTTATCAAAGTGCTTTAAACTATGCTGAGGTTATGAGATACGCTCCACTAGATATTGTTTTAGCTTCTCAGGTTTTTTTTTGGACTTTAGGGCAACAATTGTTGAAAGCTATTCCTACCTTTTTGAATCAGGAGATGAAGAAAATGAGCAAGAAACAGCAGGCGACTTTAGTGGAGCGACTCAATTTGCAAAACAGTGGGGATGGTATACAAGTATATATGAACTCGCTCAGGGAGATGTTAGAAGATTCGATGAAGTCACAAAACTTTCCATTCATCAATGCTTAACATGGTTAACATATAAGAAACAAAGACAAGAAATATTTAAGGAATGAAAGGACACTTACAAATAATAGATGCAATTCGTACACAGTTAGAAAGTGAAGAATTTGTAAATACAATAAGCGAGGGTAGTTTATTTGATATAGATTTAAATAAGGTTACTATATTTCCTTTAGTTCATTTAATAGTTAACAACTACGCTTTTGAGGGTAAAGTTATAAAATGCAATATATCTATACTTTACTTAGATTTAGTTGATGTATCAAAAAAAGAGGTTACTGATATATTTGTAGGTAATGATAATAAACAATACGTACAAAATACTGCAGTACTTTTATTAAATAGAATCTATCAACAATTAGTGCATGGTAGTTTATACGATTTAGGTTATCAATGTACAACAGAACCAACTGTAGAAATATGGGAGGAACGATTTGAAAACTATTTAGCAGGTGGAACTTTAACAGTTGATATTACTTTCTTTCCTGATATGACAATATGTTAAATAACGAAATACAAAAAGACTTGCAGAAATTTACAGACTACGTAATTAAACAAGCGAAGTCAAACTTAACACGTCTAAAAAAGAATAGCACTAAGTCTTTATATGATAGCTTAAAAGGAAACGTGAAAGTAAGTAAGAACTCTTTTGAATTATCTATTGAGATGGAGGAGTACGGACACTTTCAAGATAAAGGTGTTAACGGATTAAAGAGAAGCCAAAACGCACCTTATTCATTTAGAAAGGGTGTACCAAGTAAAGCAATGATTAATAGTCTAGATAAATGGATTATGACAAAAGGCATTGCACCACGTGGAAAGGATGGTAGATTTATTGACCGTAAAAGTTTAAAGTTTGCAATAGCACGAAGTATTTTTAACAAAGGAATTAAACCAAGTTTATTTTTAACTAAACCATTTGAACAAGCATTTAAAACTTTACCAGATGAACTAATTGAAAAGTTCGGATTAGAGGTTTTAGATTTATTTGATTTCACATTACAAACACCAAAGAAATGAGTAACAGAATTTTTTCAAGGTCGCCTTTCATTATAGAGGTTAACGAAGCATTACAAACGAGTAGTAAAATAGAGGTCTTTTTGTGGAACTCAGGAAGTGTGCCAAGTTCACCACAATACACACTTAGTAAAGCAATACCAAGTAGCACTAACTTGCAAACGTTGTATAATGTTTCACCATTAATTCGTGAATACATTAAGTTTATTAATCCATCTTTAAATTATAACTCAGTAGGTGGAACAGTAAACAGTAAAGCATTCTGTAACGTGCAAATTAAACGATATAAGAACACATCTACGTTATTAGATACAACTACATATTATGCGTTTGATGGTTATAGTGAATACGTACAAGGCTATAACTATGATAGAGGGCAATACTTACTAGATGAGGGTACGTATTATTATTACTATGATGATTCATCTACATTTTCATCTACTAAGGCAGGTGATATTACATTAGAGGTTACAAGTGGCGAGAAAGTTAAATATACTAATTTAGTTAGTGGTGTAACAAGTACATTTACTTTTGCAGTTACGGGTGTTAAAACGCTTCACAGAGTTAATGGAACATATTGGGCAGATGGTAATAAGTTAGAGATTCTTGATGCTTCAAATGTAGTTTTAAGAACTTACTATTTCAGACCTATTGAGGAATGTAAATACACACCATTACCAATTGACTTTGTTAATAAGTACGGAGCATGGCAAAGAGAGTGGTTTTTTAAAGCAAGTTTCGACAATATCGAAATTCAAAACACTGAATATAATTTAATGCCTGATGTTTTACCTAGTTATTCATATAGAGAGGGACAAACTAAAACGTTTAACACGAACGCAAAAGAAAGTATAAGAGTAAATACGGGTTGGGTTAATGAAAACTTTAAAAACACTATTCAAGAAATAATGCTTAGTGAAAGAATTTTATTAAATGATTTGCCAGTAAGGTTAAAAACTAAATCTATTGAGAAATTCAAGTCTATTAATTCAAAAACTATTAACTACACATTAGAATTTGATTACAACTACAACACTTTAAACAACGTTATCTAATGAGAAAGGTAGACTTATATATTGAAACGGTAGAGAATAGTGGAAACTACTCTAAAATAGAATTGTTTAACGATGAAGAAATTACAGTATCTAGTTCAATACAAAACATTAATGATATTAGTAAGATATTCACCGACTACTCTCAATCTTTTACTGTTCCATCAAGCGTTGTTAATAATGCAATATTTGAACACTTTTACAATAATGATGTAGATACTTTACTAGACCATAACCTAAGAAGAAATGCTTATATAGAAATTGATTATATGCCATTTAGAACGGGTAAAATTCAATTAGAAAAAGCAAGTGTAAAGAATAACCAAAACGAAAACTATTCGATTACTTTTTACGGTGAAGTTTTAAGCCTTAAAGATAAGTTTGGGGAAACTAAACTAAAAGATTTAGATGTTACTTTTGTAGATGCTCCTTACACGGGTACTGATGTACAAACTGCAATAACAAATACTACTGATGTAGACGTACGATATCCGTTAATTACTTCACAAAGGCTGTGGACTTATGGAGATGCAACAAGTACTGATATAAGTACAACGGGTGGCAAGATAAACTACACAGAGTTATTTCCTGCTTTAAAGATTTCTAAGATATTTGAAGCTATTGAGTTAAGATGGTCGATTGATTTTCAAGGTTTGTTTTTATCTAATACTAGATTTACTAATTGTTTTTTATACCTAAAGAATAAAGAATCATTTGAGATTTTAACAGAAGCACAAAGGGTAAATGTAGTTACTTCAGACAATCATTTAGATAGTACAGCAGGTTTTCAAATAATTAATCCTACTACTGATGTAGTTAATTTTAAATATTGGAATCAATACAGTTATTTCCTTTATGGAAACCAGTCATTAGAATTGGTTATTAGTGGGTGTTCCAATTTAAGTGCAACTTACTATATCGACATATACGAAAATAACACTTTAATAAACACTTTAACGGGGTCAGGTAACGCAACTTATAGTATAATTAACTATGCAACAGTTGTTGGATTAGACAAAGAAATTTACTGCACACTAAGAGCGAATCAAACCGTATCATTAACATTTAATTATAATTATACAGTTGAAGAAACTTACGATTTCGGTTTAGCTTCAGGAGGTGCAAGTAATGTTATAACTGAAAGTGATATTGTTTACGGTATAGGTACGGCTCAAACACTTACAACTGCTTATATTGACTTGGCTTCATTCATGCCTGACATGACCGTATACGACTTTTTAAGTGGGATATTTAAAAACTTTAATTTAACGTGTTACGCTAAGAGTAAAACTATATTTCAGATTGAGCCTTTAGATGATTGGTATAATAAGGGGCGAATTATAGATATAACTAAATATACAACAACAGAAGAAATAACAGTTTCAAGAATACCACTTTATAAGACTATTAAGTTTGAGCATGAGCAAAGTCAGTCTTTTATGAATAGAGAATTTGCTGAGTTATTTGGCAAAGAGTATGGCGACTTATTTAACACTTATGATTATGATGGTGGCGACTATGTGATTAAAGTACCTTTTGAAAACTTACTACATTCTGAGTTTGATGGTACAATGACACAAGTCGGATTCTGTTTAACAAAAGCACCTGAACATAAACCGTACGTACCTAAACCAATTTTGCTTTATATGTATGAGCAACAAAGTACAAGTATTAAATTCTTTGATGGAACAACTACAAATACTTTAACTACTTATATGCCATTTGGACAAGACATGAAACAGTTAAGCACTAACTATTCTTTAAATTGGGGTTCTGATAATTCAAGTCTTTTAAATGTGCCTATTACTATGGGTAAATTTGCAACATATTACTATGGTTATTTATCTAACTTGTTTAACAAAAAGAATAGAGTTACAACGGTTAAAACTATCTTACCATTAAGCATACTTACAAGGTTAAAGCTAAATGATAGGTTAGTAATAAGAGATAAGCGATATATCATTAATCAAATGAATAGCTCTTTAACTAGTGGTGAGGTCAACTTAGAATTGATAAACGACTTTAGAAGTATACAAGGTACAACGGTACAAGTAACGGGTAAACCTACAAGCGTAGTTAGTACACAAATACTATTTCCTAATTTCGTTAAGAGTGCTACTATAACAACAACTTCACCAGGAGTTACTATTTCACCAAGCACAATAACGAGTGAGCAGTATGTTGATATTACAACGGTAACAGATACAAATGTATACTACGGTAGAATTACAGAAGATGGTAACATCCGTGTTACTGAAACGTTTTCTAATAGAATAACAGAACAAGGATATAATACAATTATTCCTATTGAAGTAGAATACACTTTTGAAGATGGCACAACAGACACTTATACACAATACATAATTCAACAACAATGATAGCACAAATAATTCAACTATTACAAATATCCGATTTCTACGGTGAAAGTAATTTAATTGATATTGCAAAAGGTAAGCATAAGATTGAAACTACTTGGAAAGGAAATATGAAGCAAGGAATTAGAAAAATAAAAGCAATTAAAAATGGCTATTAAAAAGGAAATAGAATTAGACATTAAGGTTGAAAGTATAGGTAATCTTAAAAGTCAACTTAAAGCAGCACAAAGAGAAGTAGAAACACTTGCAGAAAAGTTTGGAGCAACATCAGAACAAGCAACAGAAGCAGCAAAAAAAGCAGCACAGTTAAAAGATGCTATTGGAGATGCAAAAGCGTTAACTGATGCCTTTAATCCTGATGCTAAATTTAATGCTTTTGGTGTAGCGTTACAAGGTGTTGCTGGTGGATTTAGTGCAGTACAAGGTGCTATGGGTTTAGTAGGTGTAGAATCTAAAGACGTTGAAGCTACCTTATTGAAAGTTCAAAGTGCAATGGCATTAAGTGAGGGATTAAACTCGGTAATGGCTGCAAAAGATTCGTTTACAAACTTAGCTGCGGTAATTGGAAAAACTGCAATAGGTCAAAAACTTTTAACTGCTGCACAAATTGCTGGTGCTGCTGCAATGAGAGTGTTGAATGTTGTAATGGCTGCAAATCCTATAATGTTAATTGTTACAGGTGTTACGGCTTTAGTAGGTGCATTTTATTTACTTACTAGGTCAACAGATAAACAAGCACTAGCAGAAAAAGAATTAAATAGACAAAAGGAGTTATCTATTAAGTTAACTAAGATACAACAAGAGGATGCAGAAAACTATGTAAAAAGTTTACAAAAAAATTCAGCAAATAAAATAGCATTAAGAAAAGCAGAGGGTGCAAATGATGAAGAAATTTATCAATTAGAGAAAGCAAGGTTAGAGGAGCAAATTAGGTATATAAAATTACTACATGATTCAGGTGTAAAATTAACTGCTGAGCAATATGCAAATCAGAAACAAGCTAAATACGATTTAAAAATATTAGAAGCACAACATCAAACAGATTTAAAAGAAATAAGAGATAAAGCAGAAGCAGAAAGAGATGCCAAAGATAAAGAACGTAAAAAACAAAAAGCAGAAGATGATGCAATAGAAGCAGAAAGACGTGCTATGATGGCACAAGGCGAGATAGATGCAGATGCTGCTGCGTATGCTTATTTTGCAGAACAAGATAGAAAAAGAGCAGAAGAAAAAGAAGCTGCTAGATTAAAAGAATTAGAAGATGCTCAAATGTATGCAGATTTACATGAGCAAATAAGACTTAAAGACTTACAAAACGAAAAGGAAAAAGAAGAAGCTAAAAAACAATTAAGAGCAAATCAAATTCAAGGTGTAGAAAATACGCTTGCAATGATTTCAAATCTTACTGAGTTATTTGCTGGTAAAAGTGCAAAACAACAAGAGAGAGCATTTAAAATTCAAAAGGCTATCAATATAGCAAGTGCGGTTATAGATACTTATAAGGCTGCTAATATGGCATTAGCTTCTTCTCCTCCTCCATTTAGTTTTATTGCTGCTGGTGCTGCTATTACTGCGGGTTTATTAAACGTTAAAAAAATAGCTTCTCAACAGTTTCAAGGTGGTACTGCTTCAAGTGGTGGAGGCAGTTCATTTAGTGGAGGTGGCTCAATGGCTTCAAGTGGTGGAGGTACTGCTTCAAATGTAATAACTCCAAACTTTAATATAGTTGGTAATAACGGACAAAATCAACTTGGACAAATTGCACCCGTTCAAGCGTATGTTGTAAGTAGCGAAATGACTACACAACAAGCACTAGATAGAAACAGATTAAGAAATGCAACGTTTTAGAATTATGAAAAAGATACAAGATATTGAAATGATTATTAGTGATGAGTCCCAAGATGGGGTTTTCGCTATTTCGCTAGTTGATAAACCAGCAATTCAAGAAGATTTTATTTATTTGTCTAGTCATGAAATTGAATTAAAGGTAGTAAACGAAGAAAAAAGAGAGGTTGTAGGTATTGCTTTAGTTCCTGATAAAAAGATTTACAGAAATGTAGATGGTCAAGAGTTTAATATTTACTTTACTTCACAAACTATTGAAAAGACAAATGAACTTTTCATGCGTAATCTAAACCTAAATAAAATTACTTCACAACATGAAAGAGATGTTGAGGGTGTAAGTGTTATTGAAAGTTGGATTGTTGAAGATTCTAAACAGGATAAATCTAATATATATAAGTTAAACGCTCCAGTAGGTAGTTGGGTTGTAAAGATGAAAGTTTACAACGATAGCGAGTGGGTACGTGTTAAGAATGGAGAGTACAAAGGTTTCTCAATTGAGGGCAAATATAAAGAAGCAGAAGTAAAAGCGAGTGAGCAAGTAGATGAAACTACTGAGCTAATAAATGAAATAGAAAACTTAATTAAATGAGTTTACCGTATTACGTAAGATATAAAGATTCAACTGCAATAAGCGGTACTAACTATTTATATTTTGACGATGGTAGCGAATATTTAAGACGTATTTTATTTAGTGACTTTTCAAACGAAGTAGGCACAAGTATTGCAAGTGGAAACATTGTATTTATTGCTAGTAAGTCAGATTTACCAACTGCTAGTGGTGGTGTTATTACTTTAGCTAATAATATTACTTATTTTATAACTGCAATTGTAGATTTAACTGGTGATAGGTTAGTGGCTGGGCAGAATACTGTAATACTAGGGGCATCATCAGAAAACTGCTATTTAAAATCTACTGGTTTAAATTCATCTACTGCTTTAATTACGGGTAACTATTCTTTACCAATTAGAAATATATCATTCACTCACGGTAAAGTATTTGATTTGGATGGTGATGGTGTAACTACGGCATTAGATTGGTTCGGTATTAACTTTGTAGATTGTCAAACAGTTGGAACGATTAAAGACTATTCTAATTTTGTAATGACTGATTCTGCTTTCTTAAATGCAAGTGGTTTGACGTTTGATGGTACAATTGGAACAGTAGCTTTTGGAAATTGTTTATTTGATAATTATGCAAGTGGTACGGCTATCACTATTCCAAGTACTGCAACTATATCAAGACGTTTTAGAATTATTTATTCATCATTTATTACTTCATCAGGTGAAACATCTATTAACGTTTCAAGTTCTGCAAGTATAGGAAATGAAAGATATATTTTAGATACCGTTAATTTCTCAGGTGGCGGAACTTATATATCAGGAGTTGACGATACAAGTAATAAATCATTATTCATTAATTGCGTAGGTATAACTAATACTGCAGTTAATGGTCAATTGTATATGCAAGGTAATGCTACTGCAACGGTAGTAAGTGCTTCAAATACGTTTTATAAAGTATTAGGTACAACAACGGCTAGTTCAGATAATGCTAAATATACTCACTCAAATAACCGATTAACAAACGATGCTAGTGTAAGTAGAAAATATCTAATTCAGTGTGTTTTATCGTTTACAAGTTCAGCAAATGACGTGTGCGAATTTGGTTTTTACGATAGTAAATTAAGTGCAGTTAGAACACCTAGTAGAACGAAAGCAACTGCAAATGCTGCTGGTCGTGCTGAAAACGTTTCTTTTAGTTGTGTAGTATCTCATATTCAAAACGACTATTTAGAGATTCATTGTAGAAATACATCAGGAGCAAGGAATATTACAGTAGACCAATTAAACTTCATAGTAACAGAAATAAAATAAATATAATGGCAAAAAAGAAAACAGTTAGTCTAACAAGTCCACAAGGTGGAGATAGAGGTTGTTTATGTCCTGATGGTACATACTCTAAAGAATGTTGTGATGGTACACTAGAAGCACAAGGAATTGGAGCATTACAAGGGCATACAATTTCAAATGTTACAAACACAAATGAACCACGTACAATTGTAACACAAAGAGGTTGATATATAACAGAGTAATTAACTAAACGTTTCAAGTATAATGAAAGATAAATTAAAAAGCGTTAGAGAGTTTTTAGAGCAAAAATTCAACGTGAAATTAAAGTTAGAACAAATGGAGGTAAAATTAGCACAAATGAAACTTGCTGATGGTGTTACTGTTTTAGAGTTCGATGCCTTAGAAGTTGGTAAAGAAATTTTCATTGTTTCAGAAAATGGAAATGTACCAATGCCTATTGGAGAGTACGAACTTGAGGATGGTAATATGTTGGAAATTTACGAAGATGGTATCATTGGAGAAATTAAAGCACCTGAGGCAAAAGAAGAAGAAGCACCAGCAGAAGCACCAGAAGCTGAAATGCCAGTTGAGGCATCAGTTGAAGCACCACAAGTAGCTAAGAAAACAGTTGAAACAGTATCTAAAGAAACGTATTTCTCAGAAATGGAAGAGTTAAAGAGAGAAATTACTGAACTTAAAGAACAGTTAAAACTAAAAGAGGAGGTTAAAGAGGTAGTATTGGAAGAAACTCCAAAACCTATAACTTTTAATCCTGAGAATGTTCAGAAAATAGAGCAAATTAAATTAACTGCTCAAAAAACACTATCAGCAAGAGATAGAATTTTAAACACTATTTACAACAACAAATAAATAATAAATAACAAATGGCAACTACTGCATCAATTACAAGTACATATGCTGGAGAATCTTCAGGGAAATATGTTAAAGCTGCTTTATTAAGTGGTAACACTTTATCAAGTGGAAAAATTACTATTTTACCAAACGTTAAATACAAAACTGTACTTCACAGATTGTTAACTGATGATTTGTTAAAAAATGCGTCATGTGATTTTACTGCTACTTCAACAGTAACTTTAAATGAGAAAGTATTAACTCCGAAAGAGTTACAAGTAAATTTACAATTGTGTAAATCAGATTTTAAAGGTACATGGGAAGCGGAGTCAATGGGGATGTCTGCACATGATGTACTTCCTAAAAACTTCTCTGATTTCTTAATTGCTTACGTTATCGAAAAAGTTGCTTCTCAAGTTGAGGTTGCTATTTGGAGAGGTGCAACAGGTACTTCTGGGTCTATTGATGGTTTCATGACTCAATTGACTGTTGACGCTGCTTTACCAACTGCAAATGAGGTTGCTGGTACTACTGTTACTGCTTCAAACGTTATTACTGAGTTAGGGAAAATTGTTGATGCAATTCCTGCTACACTTTACGGTCGTGAAGATTTATACTTATATGTTTCTCAAAACATCGCTAGAGCATACGTAAGAGCATTAGGTGGATTCGGAGCTTCTGGATTAGGTGCTAACGGTTCAAACGCACAAGGAACACAATGGTATCAAAACTTAGCAGACCTTTCTTTTGATGGTGTGAAAATCTTTGTTGCTAATGGATTAGCTTCTAATACTGCTATCGCTACAACAGTAGACAACTTATTCTTCGCAACTGGATTGTTGAATGATTCAAACTTAGTTAAAGTATTGGACATGGCGGATTTGGATGGTTCTGAAAATGTAAGATTCGTTATGAGAGCAACTGCTGCGGTTGGTTACCATACAGTTGGAGATATCGTAACTTACGGAATTACTAACGCTGCTAACTAATAATTAGCATACTTAATTAAAGGGTGGTGAGAGATACACCGCCCTTTTTTGTTTAACAAATAAAAATTTAAAATTATGGCTTGTGATTTAGCAAACGGTAGAGCAGAGAGTTGTAAAGATGCAGTAGGTGGTATTGACATCATTTACATTGCAAACTTCAATCCTACTATGCAAAGTGATTTAACGTATGATGTAACGTCTACGGATATGATTACTGATGTAAACAATATTTCTAACCTTTATAAGTTTTCTTTAAAAGGTAATAACTCATTTAATCAAAAAGGTGTTTCTTCAAGGGAAAACGGAACAACTTACTTTGAACAAACTTTGACTATTGACTTGAAAAAACAAGACGTAGCTACGACTAAGATGGTTAAATTATTATCTTATGGTAGACCACATATTGTTGTAAGAAATAGACAAGGGCAATACTTCTTAGCTGGTTTAGAGTTCGGAATGGATGTTACAGAGTCTGGAATTGAAAACGGTGTTCAAATGGGAGATTTCAATGGATATAAACTTACATTTACTGGAATGGAAAGAATACCAGCAAATCATTTGAACTGTTCAACAGAAGCTGCTTTAGCAACTTTATTTAGTTCTGCTACTATTGTTACTTCTTAGTAATTAACTACTACTACATGAAAGGCTATCTTTAATTAGGTAGCCTTTTTTATTTAACAAATTATTGATTTAAACGTTTTAAAGATATGATAGTTTTAAGAGAACAAAATACTGCTCAAACATTTAGTTTCATTCCTCGTAGTGATACTTATACTACTATGACTATAACGGATGAACAAACGAATGTAACTACTACGGTTGCCATTACAAGTTCAACGAATGTAAGCTATTACCATACGATTACGGCAACTTTCTCACTAATTGAGGAGCATACATATAGGTTAGAGGTTTTAAACTCAACTACACTAGTTTATATAGATAAAATATACTGTACTAATCAGACTATTTCAGACTATACAATAAATAAAGATGTGTACACAAGTACAACTACATCAAATGACTTCATAATTTTAGATTAATGGATAACGAAAAAATACAAGTAATCAACCTTGCTGAATATAAAGCACCGATTATTAACGAAAGTACTAGAGAGGATTGGGTTGAATACGGCGAGGATAACAACTATTTCCAATTCTTAATTGATAGACATATAAATAGTGCTACAAATAACGCAGTAATTAATAATATTACTAGACTTATTTACGGTAAAGGGTTGACTGCATTAGACGCTAATAAAAAACCTAATGAATTTGCTCAATTAATTACTTTGATTAGTTCGGAGGATTTAAGAAAAATTAGTGTTGAAGCGTATTTATTAGGTCAATGTGCTATTCAAGTACACTACGATAAAGGTAGAACTAAGATATTAAAAGCGTATCATATACCTGTTCAATTATTACGTGCTGAAAAGTGCAATGAAGATGGAGAGATTACTGGTTATTACTATTCTGATAATTGGGAAGATGTTAAAAAATACAAACCTAAAAGATTAGATGCTTTTGGTTTTGGTAAATCAGAAATTGAAATACTTTATGTTAAACCTTATTCAGTAGGCATGAAGTATTACTCAAACGTTACTTATACGGGTGGTTTACCTTATACGATAATGGAGGAGGAAATTGCGGAGTATTTAATTAACGATGTTCAAAACGGGTTTAGTCCTACAATGATAGTTAACTTTGTTGGAGGTACGGGAACGGAGGAGCAAAGAAGACAAATTGAAGCACAAGCGAATAAAAAGTTAACGGGAAGCAAAGGTAAAAAGATAGTTTATTCATTCAATAAAAATAAGGATAACGCTACTACGGTTGAATCTATTCCTTTGAATGATGCACCAGCACACTATCAATATTTGAGTGAGGAGTGTATGCGTAAGATATTACTTTCACATAATGTTACTTCGCCTTTATTATTTGGTATTGCAACAACAACTGGATTTTCTTCTAATGCAGACGAATTAAAAAACTCTTTATTAATATTTGATAACTTGGTAATTAAACCATATCAAAACTTAATTATAGATGCAATAGATAAGATTTTAGCAGTTAACGGAATTAGTTTAAAACTATACTTCGAGGGTTTAAATCCTTTTGAAGATATGTTTGCTAAAAAAGAAGAAGCAATTGTTCAAGATACAACTTTATCTAGTCAAGAATTAGACTTATCAGAATTTGGAGAGGAGTTAAACGAAGATGAATGGATATTAATTGATTCGCATAAAGTTGATTATGATAATGAGGATGAATTAGATGCAAAAATAAATGAGTTAAATAACCAAAAACCAACAAAATTAAAGCAAATAATTAACCTAGTTAAAACGGGTGTAGCAAATCCAAACGCTTCATCTAGTCAAGATGGCGAAATATTCAAGTCAAGATATAGATATAGTGGTAATATAGGCGAAAATTCAAGAGCATTCTGTAAAGCAATGTTAAGTTCTAATAAAGTATATCGTAAAGAGGATATTATTAGAATGGAGGCACAAGAAGTAAATAAAGGTTGGGGTCCCGAGGGAGCAGATAACTACTCTATTTGGTTATATAAAGGAGGAGGAGATTGCCACCATTATTGGACTAGAGAAACCTATTTAAGAAAATCAGATGTTAACTCTCCATTAGCTAAAAAATTCACTCCAAGCGAAGCAAGAAAACAAGGAGAGATATTACCAACAAATGATAATAGAGTATATCAAAAACCAAAAGATATGCCTTATAATGGATTTTTACCTACAAATAAACGCTTTAAATAATGGCAGAAGCACTATTAATTAATAGAACAGATTTAGTTAAGCACACTAGCTTAAATGGAAATATTGATACGGATATATTTATTCAGTACGTTAAAATAGCACAAGAAATTCATATTGCTAATTATTTAGGCACTGATTTATTTAATAAGTTAAAAGCTGATATTGTAGCTGGCACTATTTCGGGTAACTATTTGACTTTATTAACTAACTATGTTAAACCGATGCTTATTCATTGGTCAATGGTTGAGTGGTTACCATTTGCAAGTTACACTATTAATGCTAAAGGTATATTCAAACATAGTTCTGAAAATGCTAGTAATGTAGAAAAAAACGAAATAGATTTTCTTATTGATAAAGAAACTAGTTTAGCTCAACACTATACTGAAAGGTTTATTAGATACATGAGTTTTAATCAATCTTCATTTCCTGAGTATAATAGTAATTCAAATGACGATACTTACCCAGACCATGATACTAATTTTACAAGTTGGTTAATATGAAAAAAGAGGCTAAAAATAACAACTTAAAGAAAATAACGTTATTATTAAAGAAGTTAGAAAAAGATGAGCAATCAAAGAATAAGTGAATTAACTGCAAAAAGTGCTATATTAGAATCAAGTGATTTAATAGAGATTTCTGATTTAAGTGGTGGCTCATATTCAACTAAAAGTGTAACTGGTGCTAACATAAAAGAATACGTTTTAAAGTCTGCTATAAACACAGAAACAACAAACTATACTTTAGCATTAAGAGAGCAAAGTAATTGGTTAGAAATTAATAGTGCTTCAAATAGAGATATAACAGTACCTAACAATTCTAGTGTTGCTTTTACAGTTGGCACAGAAATAAACATATTTAATTTAGGTACGGGGTTACCTAGTTTATTAGCTGATACTGGAGTTACTATTTTAAGTGCTGGTAACAAGCTAAAATTAACAAGTCAATATAGTGTTGCAAAACTTTATAAAAAAGATACAAACACTTGGATATTATCAGGAGATTTAACAGTTTAAATAAAATAAAATGAGTTTACCAAACATAGACAAATTAGTAGCAAGTAAAGGTGTTTACATTTGCAATGATACAACAGCAGTTACAAAAACAATTGCGGGTATTTTAGTATTAGAAGATACAGTATTTAGTGCTATTCGTGTAGCTGGTACAGATGTTAAAGCTAGTTATATTTCAACTCCAGCAACGGCAGTAAAAGCTGGTGCTTATATTACGGGTTTAGGTGTATTGTTTAGCGGTGTAACGTTAACAAGTGGTAGTGTTGCTTTAGTTCTCGGATAATGTACGGTGTAGGCTACGGATATAGTTCAATAGGTGCTACTACTAAATCGAGTGGTGGTGGTTCATCATACGATTCAGACGCTCAAAGTTATTTTACTGCAAATAGTACGTTAACAGATGTTGCTCAAAAGAATGCTATCAATCAATTCGTTTTAGATTTAAAATCTAATTCACTTTGGAGTAAAGGTAAGATTTTTCAATTTGCATTTTTAGGAGATTCAACAAAAAATAAATATAACTTATTTAATCCTAGTAATGTATTTCTTTATACAAGCGGTTGGACTTTTGACGGTCAAGGTGAAACGGGTAACGGTACAAGTGCCTATATAGATACTAATACTCAATATACTTCTTTGATTACAGACCAAACTAGCGTATCAGGTGGTATTTATTCTCAAACTAATTCAGCATCTTCAGCTTGCGAGATAGGAATAACAGATGGAGGATATAGTGTTGGTATTCAATTTTTACCTAAAGAAGCTGATAATAAAACATATTGGGGTTTAGGCGACTATGTATTAAATGGTTCTGCTTCATTAATTGCTGATTCAAGAGGTAATTTAGGATTTTCAAGATTAAACAATACAACAAAAAAAGTATATAAAAACGGTACTTCTTTAGCTAGCCATTCATCAAGTGTTACAAATTATACAGATACCTTATCTTTGGTATTTGGTGCTAGAAGGACTGGTGCTTCTTCGTTTATAAGTTTTTCATCTAGAAAAATAACATTAAGATATTTATTTAGTGGTTTAAACGATACAGAAATGGCTAACTTAAATACTTGTATAAATACATTATTAACTACTTTAAGTATTCCAACATGGTAGGAATTAAACTAACAATAGAACAAAAGAACGCTATTCAAGGAGTTTTTTATAATGAAAATACTTTCTTTAATTGTGTTCAAGATATTAATAACGATTGGTTTTTATTTTTAAGTGAAAGTGATAAAGCTGAATTAGTTAATACTAACTTTGATTACTTACTTAATTTAACTGAGTTTGAATACGTTCCACCAGTAATTGAAAATCCTTTTATCTAATGAACGAATTTGAAAAAACAGTTATAGGTATAGTAAGTGCGGTTATAGTCGGTGCAATTGCTAGGTTATTTACTAGCCACGCTAAAAACCATGACAACTTAATCAAATTAGAAGTAGAGGTTAATCAAATTAAGGCATCTAAAGACCATAACCATGAGCAACTGGAAAAACTATTTGAAGAACGTTTTAAACGCTTTGAAGATAAGCTAACGCATATGGATAACACTATAAGAACTAACTCAGAATATTTTAAAATATTAGTTGACGAAATAAAAAAAAAATAATCAAAAAGAATAACTATGAATATAATTGAAAACATTAAGAAGCCAACTCCACGCAAACACAAAATAGCTGGTCGAATTGCTACTGCTTTATCGGTTGCATCTTTAACAGTTGCAGAAAGTGGTATTGTAGATTCACGACCATTGATTAAAATAGCTTTACAAACGGTTAGTGCTATATTTGGTACTCAGGCAGTTTACCACGCACAAAAAACATTAAAATAATGGTTGAACTTATCGCAGTATTTTTAATATTAAGTACTGTAATGATACTTAAACAAATAGATAATGATAACAATTAAAGAACTGTTAAGTAATCAAGCTAAATTTGAGGACTTAGATAAAGATGTTCAAGCTAACTTAAACGAATTATTTTTAAAGGTTAATATCGTACGTAAAGAATACGGTAAGCCAATGATAGTTACAAGTGGTTTAAGAACAAAAAAACATCATTTAGATATATACGCAAGGAAAGGAATTTACCCTCCTAAAGTTCCAATGAAATCAAATCATTTATTTGGTCGTGCGGTTGACTTTGCTGATGGTGATGGTAAGTTAAAGAAATGGATTTTAGCAAATATTAAACTTATGGAGGAAATAGGTTTATACATGGAAGATTTTAACGCAACTAAAACTTGGGTACACTTTCAAATAAATCCACCAAAATCAGGAAATAGATTTTTTAAACCGTAAATAATAACTATCTTTACAACGCATATTTTCTATTTTAGTTTTAAGAGTGTAAAGAAATTTACACTTTTTTTATTAAATATAGTTTGTAATTAAATAAAATTAGTTACATTTGTATAAACTAATAATAAGAAATATGGAATATGTAATGAGTTTACTAGAAAAAGAAAAAGAAATTTTAGAAAAATGCTTATCAGAATGGGAATCAATAGAGTACGCACAAGCAAAAAAAGAACGTGAAAATAAGTTAGAAGAAATTAATAAGGCTATAAATATATTAATGTCTATATAACGGCTACGGCTACTCGAAGATTTTTTAACGACTAAATAAAAAGAAATGGGAACAGAAAAAAGTAATTTGTATAGTAGATATAAACAAGATGCAAATGCTTGTAAAAATGGTTATTATGGCTATGAATTATGGCTTGAAAATAAGTTGATGGAAGCAGAATCTGAGTTAAAAAAATTGCGAGTAACCGATGTTAGTGGGCGAAGCGAACTGTTACCAAACTCTTGCGAGTGTGATAATGTAGAAACATTCAATGGATGGGGTAATGAAAAGTGTATTAGATGTATAGACTGTGGTAGAGTTTGGTGATTGCCACTAACGTTTTGCAACTATACGCAGATGGCATAAGCAGAATGTACGTGTCGCCATTTGTGTATAATTGCTGTTATCTTTAGTTGCGAGTACACAGTTAATAAAATTACACAATGAATTATAAACAAGAATCAAACGATTTAATTAAAGAATTTCAAGAAGTTGGTATTCACGAAGATTTTGCAAAAGAATGTGCTAAAATATGTTTAAGTAAATTAATACAACATTCTAAAAATATATCTATGATTTACGACTTATCATTTGATGAATCAAAAAGTCTTTATACAAAAATTAAAAACGAAATAAAATGAAATACAAAGAGGATACATTTATTTGCTTAGAATGTAAAAGTGATGTTAAAATAGATATTATAGACGAACAAGATTTTAAAAGACAATGTCTTAAAGATTTCATAGATTGGTTTTATGAATTAGATTCATCTACTAATATGAATAAGAAAAAAAGATTATTAGAGGAATATTTAAAATCGAAGTAAAAATTAAAAACTTTAAAGATTCATTCAGTTCGGAGCGATGTCCTCCGAGCAATTGAAGATAACTAGCTGATAAGTCTACCATCAATTTAAAAGTGTTAATTATAACCTAGTTAACACTTTTTTAGTAGAAAATTGTCCTATAATAGTTATATAACAAGAATTATTACTATATTTGTAAAAATTAAATAATAGAAATATGGCAAAAGTACAAGTAGAATTACCCGATAACATTTATAGTATCGGTGAAGAAATAGCTTTTAAAAACAAGCTAAAACCATCTAAGGTTAAAGTAAACGATTTACTTATTAAAATTGCATTAGACTGCATTAAATACCTAGACGATGAAGATTTCCAACAAATAACTGGTTTAAAAAAATAGAGATATGAATATTAAAGATTTACAAAAACCGATTCCAATTGAAAATATTGATTTTAGAGTACAGTCAATCAATAAAGGTGGATTTGCTACAATATTAGCTTATAAAGATGCTAGAGTTGATATGCAACGTTTAGATGATGTTTGTGGTGCATTAGGTTGGAAACGTGAACATACAAGAGATAATGCTAACTGTATTGTTTCTATATGGGATGAAAAGACTAATCAATGGATAAGTAAAGAAGATACTGGAACAGAAAGCAATACCGAAAAAGAGAAAGGTCAGGCATCAGATAGTTTTAAACGTGCTTGTTTTAATTGGGGTATTGGTAGAGAGTTATATGATTACCCATTGATTCAAGTTAAGTTAAATGATAGCGAGTTTGATAAAGCAACTGGAAAACCTACTTTTAACTTTAAACTAAAGGAGTGGAAATGGTTTACACAATTTACCGAAAGCGGTAAAATATCTTACTTAGGTGTAAAAGATAATAATGGAATAGTTAGATTTCAATACGGAACTTATCAAAAATAGAAATTATGCAAAATAGAGAAGAACAACAGTACATGGAAGAAAACTACAACGGTGTAACTTTAACCACAGATTCAATTAACGTTATTCAAAATCAAATTGATTTAGTAATCAGAAACGTAGATTTAGGATTTACAAACTCATTAGAAGCGTTCGCAGTATTTAAAGAACTAGAGAAGCGTTTTAACGAAGCGAAAAAGCAAATAGATGAATTAGCTTACAACGAATCAGAAAAGTACGATAAAACGTTTAAAATAGGCTCTTATCAATTTACACGTGTTGAGGGTAGAAAACAATTCGATTTTAAAAACATTGATGAGTGGAAAGTCGCAAAAGAAAACCTAGTTCAAATTGAGAATAAATATAAATCAGTTTACGAGAATAATAAAAACGGTATTAGTTCGCTTAATGAACAAACTGGAGAGGTATTACAAACTCCAATAGTAACGTTTAGCAAAAGTAGTTTATCAGTTAAAAATAAATAATAAATAAGTATGTCAGTAAACAAAGTAATTTTAAAAGGTAGAATAGGTAAAGATTTAGAATCTATAACTGGTGGTGTTAAATTCTCAGTGGCAACAGATGAG